GGTAATGCGTTCAAGAAGGTGTACTACGACCCAAGTCTTGGCCGTCAGGTGTCGCTATTCGTGCCGGCGGAAGACGTGGTGGTGCCATACGGGGCGAGTAACTTGGAATCTGCGCCGCGTGTGACGCACGTCATGAGAAAGACCAAGAATGAACTGCGCCGCCTGATGGTAGCAGGGTTCTACAGAGATATTGACCTGCCAGAGCCAGAGAATGTGCTGGACGATATCGAGAAGTCGATTGCCGAGAAGATGGGTTTTCGGGCGACATCGGATGATCGGTACAAGATCATGGAAATGCAGGTGTATCTGGATCTGCCGGGGTACGAGGACACGGATGACAAGGGTAAAAAGACGGAGATTGGTCTTCCGTACATTGTCACTATAGAAAAGACCTCGCAGGAAGTTCTGTCAATCAGAAGAAACTGGCGGCCGGAAGATGAGACCTATCAGAAGAGGAACCACTTTGTTCACTACCCATATATCCCCGGCTTTGGCTTCTATGCCTTCGGCCTTATTCATCTTATCGGTGCTTTCGCTAAGTCTGGTACTTCTATTATTCGTCAGCTGGTTGATGCTGGGACTCTATCGAACCTGCCTGGCGGTCTCAAGACTAAGGGAATGCGGGTCAAAGGAGATGACACTCCAATTGCACCCGGCGAGTTCCGAGATGTGGACGTTGCCGCCGGCACGATCAGGGACAACATCCTCCCACTTCCGTACAAAGAGCCGAGCCAAGTACTTCTTGGACTGATGAACCAGATCGTCGAGGAAGGCCGCCGGTTTGCTGCTGCGGCTGACTTGAAGATCGCTGACATGTCGGCCAACTCACCGGTTGGTACAACGTTAGCCATTCTGGAACGTACCCTGAAGGTGATGTCTGCGGTGCAGGCGCGTATTCACTACGCCATGAAGCAGGAGTTGAAGCTTCTGAAGGACATCATTCGGGACTACACGCCAGACCAGTACAACTATGTACCGGTGGAAGGCACGCCGCGCGCGAAGAAGTCGGACTATGACGATGTCGATGTCATCCCGGTATCTGACCCCAACTCGGCCACGATGGCACAGAAGGTGGTGCAGTACCAGGCTGTGATGCAGATGGCGCAGGCCAACCCGCAGATCTATGACATGGTGGAGTTGAACCGTCAGATGTTGGATGTTCTAGGTATCAAGAACGTCGGCAAGCTAGTTCCTGCGGCAGAAGATCAGAAGCCAAAAGATCCTGTGTCCGAGAACATGGCTGTCCTAAATGGCAAGCCGGTCAAGGCGTTCATCTATCAGGATCATCAGGCGCACATCACGGTACACATGTCGGCCATGCAAGATCCAAAGATGGCTGCTGTTATTGGCCAGAACCCGCGCGCGCAGCTGATGCAGGCGGCACTTATGGCTCACATTAACGAGCATGTGGCGTTTGAGTACCGTAAACAGATTGAAGAAATGCTGGGCGTTCCGTTGCCAGAGATGGACAAGGAGTTGCCGGAGGAAGTGGAAGTCGAGGTGTCGCGCATGATGGCGGCAGCGGCAACGAAGCTGTTGCAAAAAGATCAAGCGGAAGCTGCACAACAGCAGGCGCAACAGACTGCGCAAGATCCGATTGTCCAAATGCAGCAGGCAGAACTCCAGCTCAAGATGCAGGAACTGGAACTCAAGAAGCAGAAGCTCACGGTGGAAGCATCCGAGAAGGCGGACAAAATCCGCATCGAGGAAGAGCGCATCGCGGCGCAGAAAGAGATTGCGGGTATGCAGGTCGGTGCCAAGTCGGCAAAAGACAAGGCAGATCTGGACGCTCGCATGGAGTTGGAAGGCATAAAGCTAGGTACGCAGATCGCCCGAGACCAAGTTGAGATGAGAAAACCGCCGCCAAAACCGGCGAAGAAGAAGGAGTAATCCATGGAAAAAGCGCTTGAAGTACTGCTCAAACAGGTGCGTGACAAGCGCGATCAGATAGTGGAGGCCGTGTCCAATAGCGCGGCCAAGGACTATGCTGATTATCAAAAACTTTGCGGCGAGATCCGAGGTCTATCGCTGGCAGAGGGTTTTATCTTGGACCTTGCAAAAAAAATGGAGTATTCCGATGAGTGAAATTTTAATCGCCAGTCAAGATGGCGAGACTTCAATGCTGCCAGAAACAGCGGAGGAGAAAGCAAGACAACTGCCAGAGCCTACGGGATACCACATCCTGGTCGCTCTGCCGGAAGCAGAAGAGAAATTTGACAGCGGGCTAGTCAAGGCAGACCAAACTCTGTACGAGGAAAAGGTACTGGCAACTGTCTTTTTCGTCATCAAAATGGGACCCGATTGTTACAAAGATGAGAAGCGGTTCCCGAATGGTCCATGGTGCAAGGAAGGGGATTTTATTCTCGCCCGTCCAAACACTGGCACTCGGCTGAAGATTCATGGTCGTGAGTTCCGACTCATCAACGACGATGTGGTCGAGGCGGTAGTGCAGGATCCGCGCGGCATTAGTCGTGCATAACAAAGGAGAAACACATGGCACAACAAGACATGGATGACTTCAAATTCCCTGATGAGCAGGAACCAAAAGCCGAGGCCAAGGAGGAATTTGAGTATGAGATAGAGGACGATACTCCTCCAGAGGATCGCGGCAAGGAGCCGATGCCCAAGGAGATTGTCGAAGAGCTGGATAACGACGAGCTTGAGGAATACTCCGACACCGTAAAGGTGCGCCTGAAGCAGATGAAGAAGGTGTACCACGACGAGCGTCGGGAGAAAGAGCAGGCGTTGCGTGAGCAGCAGGAAGCCCTGGCCTACGCCAAGCGGATTCTTGAGGAGAACAATGCACTCAAGAGCCGGCTGACGCAAGGTGAAACGGCGTTTGTTGCTACAGCAAAATCGGCGGCAGAGCTTGAGTTGCAGGCAGCCAAGAAGGCTTACAAAGAAGCCTACGACGTTGGCGATTCTGACGCTCTGATAGACGCGCAGGAGAAGTTGAATCACGCGCAGTACAAATTGCAGCGGGTGTCAGAATACGTTCCGTCTAGACAAGAGCCGGAAACTGATGTACAACCTGTTGCCAATCCAGCACCTCGTCCTGACCAGAGGGCAATTGCGTGGCAAGAGCGCAATCAATGGTTCGGTAAGGACGAGGAAATGACCAGCTTGGCTCTGGGCTTGCATCAGAAGTTGGTCTCTCAGTACGGGACGGCATATCCGTCTACGGACGAATACTGGAAGAAGGTCGACGAGACCATACGCCGTCGATTCCCAGAGCATTTTGCGGATCAGGAGGAAGCCCCTGCGCAGGAGACAAAACCCCAGCGCGAGAAACCTGCTCCGGTTGTTGCACCTGCAACGAGAAGCACTGGATCGAAGAAGATCTTGGTTAAGCAGTCCGCAGTCGCCATGGCAAAAAAACTTGGCGTACCGCTGGAAAAATACGTGCAGGAAATGCAAAAATTGGAGGGTAGAAATGGCTGAGAATCGCACACCGCGCAGTACAGAGAGTCGTAACCAAACGCAGCGTCCCCAGCAGTGGGCGCCGCCGGAGCTTCTGCCAGAACCAGATAAGCAGCCGGGTTACAAATACCGTTGGATTCGCGTGTCGCTTGGAGGACAAGCTGACGCTCGCAACATCTCTATCAAACTACGAGAAGGTTGGGAGCCGGTGAAAGTCGAAGAGCAACCGCAATATGGACTGCTAGTCAACGGCGAGGGACGGTGGAAAGACTGTGTCCAAGTCGGCGACGTGTTGTTGTGCAAGACGCCAGAGGAGCTAGCCGAGCAACGTAACAACCATTACCTTGCACAATCGGAACAGCAAATCCGGGCAGTGGACAACAACCTTATGCGTCAAAACGACCCACGTATGCCGCTATTCAAGGAGTCGAGTTCATCGACGACGCGAGGTGGCGGTTAAACTTATTGGAGTTATCAATGGCATATCCTACTGTATCGAAGCCTTATGGGCTTCAGCCGATCAATTTGATCGGCGGGCAGGTGTACGCCGGTTCGACTCGCCTATTCCGTATTGCTGCTGGTTACGCCACTAGCATTTACTACGGTGATGTCGTAAAAATTGCATCGGATGGCACGGTCCAAAAGGACACAGGCACTACGACTGCAACCCCGGTTGGCATCTTTGTTGGCTGCACTTACACAAACCCGTCCACCCAGCAGAAGCTGAACTTCCAGTCGTACACTGGCGGTACCAATGCTCCTGACATCCAGGCTTACATCGTGGATGACCCGGACGTTCTGTTCAAAGTGGCTGCCGTTTCGTCCGGTACTACCGTGGCTTTCTACAGCTCGGAGCAGATCGGCCTGAACGCTGCACTGGTACAGAACAATGGTTCGAATACCACTGGTGATTCGCAAGTTGCAATTTCTGGAGCATCGTTTGCAACAACTGCTTCGCTGCCGATCCGTATCGTGGACATCGTCCCTGATACATCAAACAGCGCAAACGGCTACTGCGAGTTCATTTGCAAATTTAATGCACCATACATCGTCTCTACGTTCACGAACACATCGAACCTTGTTACTTCTACAGTAACTGGCGGACATGCGTATCTGAACCCGACCGGTGTTTAAGGAGTAAGACATGGCTATTTCACGCGCACAACTACTGAAAGAGCTACTGCCTGGCCTGAACGCCCTGTTCGGCATGGAGTACGCTCGTTATGGCGAAGAACACAAAGAGATCTACGAAACAGAGACCTCCGAGCGTTCCTTCGAAGAAGAAACCAAACTGTCTGGCTTCAGCGCCGCACCGGTCAAGAACGAAGGTTCTGCGATCCGGTACGACAATGGTCAGGAAGCTTGGACTGCTCGATACAACCACGAAACCATCGCTCTGGGTTTCTCGCTGACCGAAGAGGCCATCGAAGATAACCTGTATGACAGCCTCTCGGCTCGTTATACCAAGGCGCTGGCTCGTGCAATGGCGTACACCAAGCAGGTAAAAGCTGCTGCTGTACTGAACAACGGCTTCTCCAACTCGTATCCGGGTGGTGATGGCGTGGCTCTGTTCAGCACTGCACACCCGCTGGTATCTGGTGGCACCAACAGCAACACACCGTCGACCCAAGTTGACCTCTCGGAAACCGCGTTGGAAAACGCAGTTATCCAGATCGCCGCTTGGACTGACGAACGTGGCCTGCTGATTGCTGCTCGTCCTCGCAAGCTGATCGTGCCTCCGGCATTGCAGTTTGTGGCGACCCGCCTGTTGGAGACCCAACTGCGTCCGGGAACCAATGATAACGACGTGAACGCGATCGTTAACAACGGCTCCATCCCGGAAGGCTATACGATCAACCACTTCTTGACCGACACGAACGGCTGGTATCTCACCACCGACGTGCCAAACGGCATGAAGCACTTTGTTCGTATCCCGTTGCAGAACTCCATGGATGGTGACTTTGACACTGGAAACGTTCGTTATAAAGCACGTGAACGTTATTCCTTTGGATGGTCGGATCCCTTGGGCATGTTTGCAAGCCAAGGCGCTTGAAAACACAAGGTTCTGCCAACACAACCCCGCTTCGGCGGGGTTTTTTGTCGCCAATACAAATTTGTGCTACACTTCCTGTGTCAAAGTCACGGAGGAGATTATGGACACAAATCAATTACCCAAGACCCGCAAGGAGGCGATGGCCACCGGTGCCACGCATTACTTCACTGGAGAGCCGTGCAAGCACGGGCACATAGCGCCAAGAAAAACCAAGGGGACTTGTGTTGAATGCCAAAAGATTGAGTGGGAAAAGAACAACCAAAAAAGAACTGAGTACTTTCAGTCCTACAACAAATCGGAATCTGGCAAAGCTGCCAAGAAAAAGTATTACGAAAATAACAAAGAGATAGTCAAGATTAAGGCTATGGCTCGCTCAAACGAGCAAAGGCAAAAGTATCGAAAAGCGTGGAAGTTAAAAAATCCAGATGAGGTTAAGGCCAGCACAAAGCACCGCCGAGACAAGCACAAGCAGGCAACTCCGAAATGGCT